TAGGAATGAGAATATCCCAAGATAGCTTGGAGATATTGTTTGCCTCCTCGCACCAACAGTAATCTATTCCCTCGATACTTTTTAGACCATTGATGTTGTTCTTGATACCAGCAAAGATGAACTCTGTCCCATTCTTACCCCTAATAGTGCTTTGGGTTATCTCATAATGGGCTTCTAGCTTCATGTCATAGATTTGGTCTACTAGGAGCTTATGGACCGAGTCTTTAATAGAAGTCTGGAACTCCCTGGCGCATAAGACTCTGATTGTCTTTAATACTCCCTTGCATAGCAGCATTCTGGCTACAGAGTGAGATTTTCCGCCCCCTCTGCCGCCAAAGAGTATTCTGTACCGACTATGTTCTGGCTCAACTAAGCATTTAAGCTTTTTAGGAAACTGAGGCCAAATAAAGCCTGTTGTATCAATCTGGCTTTGCATTGCTATCTACAAAGACAAATCCTATGCCTTTTGCAAACTCTGCTCCATCAGCTCCAGTAATCTCGGTTTGCTGAATAGATTTGCCATCCATTCTGTCCATAATCTCTTTAATGGCCCAAGCTTCACCTTTTTCTGCTGCCTCTACAAACTTTTCTGTAATCTTTCTTAGTTTGTAGTGGTCATTTTGCACAAGAACCCTTCTTAACTGCTCATAAAAGAGCTTTCCCTTCTTGGCATTCTGATTGCCTTCAGGAGCTCCACCTTTGTCTACAGTTGATTCAACTTCTAATGTCATGATTTTTCTGCCTATTTTTTAAGCAAATGCCTATTATTTAAGCATATCCTATCACTCATTAGCCATACTGTCACTATTAGCCTCTGCTTGATCTACATCAGCTTGAAATGTTGGGCTATTAATAAGGTTTGTATATTGGTCTTGTAGCTCTTGTGGCACTCCTGGCTGAATGATTAATGCATTCATATCTGCCTGAATCTGTTCAGTAGATTGAGGAATAGGGTATGGAAGGTAAACATTAGGGGCTGTCATTATTGTTGCTCTACTGTAGTTTCTGCTGAAACTTCTGGAGTTGGCTCTGGATTAGCTGCTTGAGATGCTTGTGTTTGGGCTGTTACTTGAGCATTAGCACTTCCATGCAATTTTGCATAAAGCTCCATTGCTACTTCCATAGGGAGCTTTTTAAGCCCTGCAAGAATGATCTCCATTTCTTGCACATTATGGGTAAATTCTAATTTAATATCATTTAGGTTCATTTTTTGCCTTTCTTAGTGGTTTTCTTTGCTGCATTCTTTTCGCTATAAGCGATTGCTAGAGCCTGAGCTTTTGGCTTTCCTGCTTTCAGCTCCTCTTTTAGGTTAGATACAAAGGCTTTCTTTGTTGCGCTTTTTTTGAGTGGCATGGTTTTGCTCCTAGTTGTGGCTTTTTTAAGGGTTGGTTTGACTTTTACTGCTGGTTCTTTATTGAATGTAGCCCATGAAGCAAGGATTTCATCAGGGGTCATAGACTTTTGCTTTTCATAGCCTTGCGCTTCAGACTTAAACCAGTTTATTAACCATTTAAACATTTTTATTAAACCTTTTCTTTTGAGCAATACTCATTTTTAATAATGTTTCAGGAGATAATTTTCTGCCTGTTAATGTTTTTGATATTTGTTGCTTTTGAGCTTCAGAAATTGGTCTGCCAACATTAATTCCTTTCATCCCTTCTGAAATTTTTTTTCTTACTTCAAGAGAAACTGTTTTTCCTTTATGTATTTTGGAAAATTTAAGCTTTGTTTGTTCTGAATGTTTTAAACCGCTTACACCTTGACCGCCAGAAGTTAAATTAACTATTGGAATATTTCGTTTTTTATAAACATCAATGGCTTCTCTTTCAGCGAGTAAAGCTAATTCTTCATCTATATTGCTAATTAAAAAATTTACAGTAAACCCATTGGATTCAGATACAACTTTATGCCACAAAACATTTCTATTTATTGTTTTATATGCTCGTTTTCCACTACCTTTTCCAATATAAAAAGGTAATTTTGTATCGTTTCTAATGTGTTCGTATATATAAAAATTCATTATTCAACCCAACAAACATCAGCCCATTGCATAATTAAATACTTTATACCATCTTCTTCGTATGGATGATAGCGCAAGTATTCCTCACCTTTGTCATCATTCATAGTTCCAAAGCGAACTCTAGCTCCTACTTGAATAGGCATATCTTCTCTGCGACCACCAGAAAGCTTCTTACCTGGGCCTACCGCTACGACAGTTCCCATGTTTTCTACTTCTTTGTTTTCAACAAAAATAACCGATGACAGCTCTCTAACATCAGGTTTAACTACAATTTTGTCTGCTAAAGGCTTGAGTTTCATGATTTTTTGGGCCTTCCTGGTTTCTTTTTTGGTTCAGAAATCAAAACAGGTTCAGTAATAGACCAAACCATTGCCTCTAAAGCTGCACTTTCAGCTATTTGCCATTCGCCACACCAATCTTCATTGGATTTATTAACAACAGAAGGGAATCTTTTACAGATCCCCATTCTTTCTCCTACCGAAAAAAATCGACAGGAATTACAGTTTTCACTATTCTTTACAACAGCCATTCTAGTTCTCCGATTACTAGGTTGGTTAGAAAGCCCTGTTAGTGCACGACTAGCAGGGTTTTCGCTTTTTTATTTCTTAGTTCTTTTTCTCATACTTATCTTCAGAAGCATAAGTAGTGCGCTTGTGGTCATAGCAGATACCAGCAGTACGACCTGTATTGAACTCTTTATCAGAGCCAATCGCATCTTCTTTGCCCATCGCTACACCACCACGATGAGATTTTTCCATGCGTTCACCAGACATATCTGCTTTGCCAGCACTTTTAGGAACTACTACACCTTTGGCTGGTATGCCTTTGGTGCTATTTGGATCAGTTGTTTTGCCCATTGCCATTTCAATTTTCCTTTTGCAAAAGAAGCTACAAATCGTAGCTCCATTAATTTTATGAGGTTCTTACTCTATGTCAAGCATTTTAATTAATCGAATTGCTGCATCAACTGAATCAATTCGACTTACTGCACCGCCTCGCCATTCTTGCATAAATTTGATTTGAGGATCGGTAAATGTACCTTTTATAGACTTTATCTCAACCAATACACTTTTACCCCTATAACCAATAAGCAGATCAGGGCAACCTCTCCCAACAGTAGAGAGATTAAGAACGCTACAGCCAAGGGCAATAAAAGTATGCACAAGCTGTTTTTGGTTTTCATCCACTCTTTTCTTGTAATAAGTCATTTGTTTTTTCTAAAAGATCTTCTTCGCTATACGACCAATACCTAGCAAAAGCTTTTTTTCCCAGTTGATGTACCGCATTATCTCCAATCCTATGATGATGAGCACAAAGTCCTATTGCTGGTGCAAGGCTACGTTTACCGCCAAATCGTCTTATATGATGAATTTCAACTGGAGAATCGTCTATTTCCCTTACAGATAATTGCCGACATAATATGCATCCTAGCCTAGCTAATTTTGAATAATGGTCTTTTTCGGCTTTAGTTGCCATTAAAAAAGTTCCGTTAAATCCACATATTTGAATAAGTGCTTTGGAACATCATAATAAAGTTCATGTTTAGTATCATCTTTTATTTCCCAATAGGGAAAAGCTAAAGCAGTTAATCCTTTAATCCAGTAAGCATGAGTCATATCTTGATTTAATGCAAAAAACAAGGTTTTAGGCACTTCTAGCATATGTTTTTTACGAACTGGCACATGGATAGTATCAAAAGGGCAATACGGATTCCATTGCCTTACCTCTACTTCAGCAAATCCTATAGGATTATCCCCTTTGTGAATAATCAGGTCTATTCCATAAATATCAGGATTATCTAAAGCTGTAAATCCCCATTTCATAGAAATCCATTCAGCTACCGCAGCTCTAGCTGGTGGATCGTATTTGTCATGAAGGGCCTGATCAAACTTTTTTATCTTCACCAGCAATATCCTGTAGTTTTAAAGCCATTTCTACTAAATCGGTAGCAATTTGATAGGCTCTTTGCTTATCTTGCTTAAGCATTGCATCGTAATACCCATCTAAAAGCTTTTTGGATACTAA